GCTGCTGGCCAACGCCGAGAGCTACCACACCCAGTGGGTCACTGGGCAGCGCATCAACGGCACAACCGCCCGCCAGATGGAACGGACAGAGGCAAACCTCTCCGCAGCCGAGCAGGCCGCCCAGATGGTTTTGGCCAAACGCCAAGCAGGTGACCGCAATGAATACCTCTGAAATGAACGACCAGCAGGTTGCCGGGCTGGCCGCCGCCATCTGCGCAACGGCCGAGGCCATGGGCCAGGAGATGAACCCCGGTACCGCCGCGATGATGGCCGAAGACCTCTGCGCCTACCCGGTGCCCGTCGTCAAAGCCGCGTTGAAGGCGTGCCGCTTCGAAGTGAAGGGCAAGCTGGCTATGGCTGACATCCTGCAGCGCGTCCAGTCCTCCGATGGGCGCCCAGGCAAGGACGAGGCCTGGGCGATCGCCATGACCACCAACGACGAATTTGAAACCGTGGTGCTGACCGACGAAATTCAGCTGGCTCTGGCCGCGGCGAAACCCATCTTGGATGGCGGCGACAAAATCGGTGCGCGCATGGCGTTCATCGACGCCTACCAGCGGTTCATGAGTCAGGCCCGCGAGGACGCGAAGCCGGTCAACTGGCACGTATCCGTAGGCTTCGACGCCAACCGCCGTATCCAGGCTGTGACCAAGGCGATGGAATTGAAGCGAATCCCGCGCGAACACGCCCAGAAGTACCTGGCGGACCTGAGTGTCGAGCCAGTCACCGAAGACGGCCGCGCCATTGCCGGGCTGCTTACCGGAAACGTGACCCAGCCCGCGCCAGTTCTGCGCAAAAAGCTGGAACTGGTCAAGAACGCAATGATGGAAATGCGCATGGCTAGCGCCGAGCGGAAGACAGAAATGCGGATCGCCGCGGCCAACGAACTGGCTGATCGGCGCGCGCTGATGATCAAGCAAGCCCAGGAATTGGAGCAACGGACATGAGCGATATCTGCGACCAGGCTGACGATGTAATCGAAGAAACCCGCAACCGAGCCCTTGCCCAGATCCCTAGCTACACCGGAATCAGCGCCACAGAGTGCGTGGAGTGCGGAGAGGGGATACCGGCGGGTCGTCGTGTGGCTATTCCGGGGGTTCAGCTTTGCACGCCTTGTGCTGAGCGTGAGGCGCTAGTGCGTGGAGGTGTTCGCCGTGGATAAGTATTTCGAGCTGAATCGATTGGCCGAGGCTGCCGGTGGCGTTGAATGGAAGTGGTGGGACAGTAACTCCACCCTGCGCCTGACAACCGAGATCAATGGCCGTCACGGAGCCGACGGCGATGCCATTAGCGCCTACCGGGATAGCGTGCAATGCCCTGAGTCGATCCGTGCATTCATCGAGGCCGCAAGCCCTTACATGGTGAAGGCCCTGATCGCCGAGAACGATTGGCTTCGCGAGAGCGATCAGGAGACGACCGAGCTATGCGGCACCTTGTCCGTCCTTCTCGGCGATATCGCAGTGGCAGTGCGCGGCCCGGAAGAGCCTAAATCGCGCCACGGATTCCACGACCTACCATCCCGTGTAAAGACGGTAGTTGAAGAGCGCGACCAGCTCAAGGCCGAAAATGAAATCTTCGAAGAGGGTATGCGCTCCCTCGCATCAACTCTGGGCGCTGGCGGCTACAACGCTGAAACCCTGACAGCCACTCAGCTGGTCGAGAAGGTCCAGTGGGGCGTTGATCACCTTGCCGACACATCGGGCCATCTGGCTGACCAGCTCCGCGCCGAAGTAGCCGGCCTACGCACCGGCTACGAAGCCTACGAGCAGGTGAATGCTGGGCTGAAGGCTGAGAACCAACGTCTGCGCTCCGGCATGAAGGGCGACTACGACCTCGACGCTTGGCTCGAATGGACGAAAGAGGCGGAAGGGCTGCGCAAGGATGCTGAGCAGTGGCGAGCTCTTGTTGGGCGAGCGAAGAGCCCTGTGATTGGCTACACCGGCTGTGTGATTTGCGGTGCGTATACCGACCACGGTGGGCTACCGTGCCCGAACATGCGCATCACGGCTCAGTCTGATCTTCCAGAGACTCGATCCGGCCAGCTTGGCGCCGCCCTGGGCCAGGGAGAGCAGTCATGAGCGAAGTCGGGTTGATATTTATCATTCTAACGGCCTGGGCCACTGGCACTCAGCTTGGCTATGCCTTTGGCTACCACCGTGCATTCAAACGGCTCATTCCAGAGCTGAACGCTGAGCGTGAAGAGGTGGCGAAGCTGAAACTGTTGGCTCGCCTGCGGGGGGACCAGTGATGGCCGAGAAACTTCGCATCAACTCCCTGGCCGAACTGTCGACCCTGCAAGCCGCCATCCGCAAGAAGGGCTTCCCTTGCAACGTGGCGATCACCGGGGCCAGCCGAAGCCTTCCCCAAAACGCCTTGTTCCACAAGTGGTGCGAGTGCGCTGCCCAGTTCTTCGTGTCCATGGGCAAGACCACGTTCGCCACCGGCGCGCCGATGGATATGCCGAACATGAAGCGAAACCTGAAGCTGACCTTCCTGGGCGAAGAGGTTATCCGCGACATCAACCTCAAGACCGGCGAAGTCACTGAGCGCTACGAACTCAAGCACACCAGCGACCTGGACAAGGGTGAGATGCACTCATTCATGACCTGCATTGACGCCTGGGCCGCTGAACACGGGATCTACCTGCCGCATCCCGAGGACAGCGAGTACATGAAGATGCGTTGCAATATGGGAGAGGCGGCATGATTACTTGGTTCGATGTGGTCATTTACGCAATAGGCTGGGTTGTGCTGATCAGGCTGGCCTGGGCAATAGGCAAAGTGATTCCTCGTGTTGCTATCGCAATTTGTCGTGCATGCAGTGTTTGCCGATGGACGAGGGAAATCATCCGCACGCATGGCTTTGAAGGTAATGCAGGCTTGTCATGGATTTCGTTGTTCTTCTGGACATTCATCGGCGGGCTCAGCGATTCGCCTGACAAGCTTACGTACAAGCACGGAGTTTGGTCTGACATTGGCGATTGGGCGGTATTTCCGCCAAGGGATGTCGTATGAGCCTCCCATCGAAGCAACCCAAGCCCAAGACCTGCCGCAATCCAGCATGCAGGGCCTCATTCGCGCCTCAGCGCCTCGGTCAGGCGGTGTGCAGCCCTAAGTGTGCGCTGGCCACCGTAGAGGTGCAGAAGGCCAACGAGAAGAAGTCGCTGGCCCAGGCCGGTCGCCGGGATATCAAGGTACGCAAGGAGGCGCTCAAGACTCGAGCGGACCACCTCAAGGACACGCAACACGCTTTCAATGCCTGGATCCGCCAGCGTGACGCCGGGCAGCCCTGCATTAGTTGCGGGACCACGGCTGATGTTCAGTACTGCGCCGGCCACTACAGGACGACTGCAGCCGCTCCAGAGCTGCGCTTCGAGCCACTCAACGTAAACCTTCAGTGCAATCGCAACTGCAATATGGGCAAGTCCGGGAACCTTCTGGGGTATCGGCCTGGCCTGATCGAGAAGATTGGCATCGAGGCCGTGGAATGGCTTGAAGGCCCTCATGAGCCCAAGAAGTACACCGTGGAAGAGCTGAAGGCGATGGCCGCCGAATACCGGGCAAAGACCAAAGAACTCAAGAGGGCTGCAGCATGACACCTGAAGAAGCGCTGATCATCTTGGCGATGGCTGTTGCCGCCGCCTCTTTAATAATCCTCGTTGTTACCGAACGCAACCACAGCTTCAAAGAATTCATGGCGCGCAAAAACAAGCGTCGTGGGGGTGACAAATGATCTATCGAGACGTTATTTCAGCAGTTATCCGTGCGTTGGCGTCCGAGACGATCAACAGCGCCGGCGGCTGTGATTACACGCCAAAGGTCCAGGCCAACAAACTCAAGGGGGAGATCGTAGGCAAGGAAGCGGCATTCCTCACAGATTGCTGGGTGTTTGGCCGGTTGCACTCTTGCCTTGCGCCGAAACATTGGATGGCCTTAAACGCCTGCTACTCGACGCACATGGCCTCGAAGGTTGGAGCCATAGGCCGGATCGTGTCGCATGTTTCGTCGCCGGCACCACGCCTGTTCCTGACCAAGGCGGTTACGGCGTGGGCCTATCCGCAGCTGGGCGGGGCCGAGCGCGCGCCTGCTGGAAAGGTGAAGCTTGAGGTTGATGATGATGCCCCGGCCTGGAGGAAGGCGGCGGTGGCAAAAGCCCAGAAGGCGATCAATGCCAAGCTCAAGCAGCGCCAGGAAGCGCCGTGCGAAGGAGTCATCATCCTGCCTGCCCATAACTACGACATGAACACATGGGACTTGGACGGCACGCCGGAGCGCACCCGGCGGGACTGGCGCCGCAAGATCTTCAAGGGCCTGGACAAGCTGGTCAATGAGGCGCTTCTTGAAGCTGCCGAGATACTTACCAAGGAGGGCGTCTTCTTCGATGATCAGGATGCAGCTTAGAGGGCCTTGACAGGGCCTGCCGGTTCGCCGATTATGTGCCCATCCTGTCGTACTTGCGCATGTAGGTGATGCAAGAGACAAACAAACCCGGCCACCGCGCCGGGTTTTTTATTGCCTAAGTTTCCCAAAGCCCTCAGAGCCCCTGACTTGTCACGCTGATGAGGGACCTATTCAGGACCTCGACATTGATCGAGGCCTTTTCGTTTTCGGCTCCACCACACCCATTGCTCCGAGCTGGGAGTGCTGCTGGGCTGATCTATTTAATTCCCCTCAGCAATTCAGAGTACTAGGTGTTTTTATGTCAGAGGATCGGTTTCATTTCGTCCAGCAACGACTGAATAGCCCTATTACAGTCGTGTTTGCTATCGCGCCGAGCGATTCCAGCGACTTATCTCTGATTACCCGCTCGCTTTACGTTGGTGGCGCGGGCAACGTCCGGGTGGTTGCGAAGGATGGGGGAACGGTCACGTACACCAACGTTCAGGCGGGACAGCGTCTCCCTATCCGCATTGTGCGTGTGCTTGCTACGGGTACCACTGCCACCAATATCATTGGGGAGGTGTGATGATTGGGGTGGGAGTTGGCCTTTGGACCGAGGCGCGGGTAGTAAGCGAGCTGGAGGCGAGTATCGCGAGAAAGCTAGTAGTCTCAAACCGCATTAACCTCGGTAGCACTAGGGTGATGGGCTCCGTACTTCCTACCAGCACGACATCTCGTAGTTTTATTTCGGTGATTAATACTTATTTGCGGCAGGGGCTGACTGTTGAGGAAGCTGATTTTGTTTTGGTGAACTCTGGGAATTATATAATGACCATCGGTGTGGGGGATCGTCGGACGGTTTTGCCAGCACGCTTTGCGGTCGCTACGAATTGGAGCGGTGCCGGAGTGTCGAGTTTTTTGTTGACTCCTGAGCCCTACCCGGCTGATGCGTACAGATACCGTTTAACACTTTCCAATGGTGCGCTAACAGTTACCGACTCGCACTCTCGCGCCAACACCTACGGCGCGATACGGTATTTCACCTTGGAGCCAAAAACTTCCTGACTCCGTAGGTTAGTTTTCACTCTACTGGCTGCTCTACAGGATCTTGACGACAGGCTATCGAGCTGCCGCCAAAGGCGCGAAGACATTCGTCCAGTTGCCGAGTATTTAAATTATCGATGCTCGGGTTTCCAGTGACTGCGGGTTTCGGTTTATCAGTAAAACGAAAGTTAACCAATGGTTTTTCTGGTGTCATAGGAAAACGTCTGGGCTCAGGCTTAGCCTGTATCGCATCAGGTTTTATTGGCTTAGGGAGTTGATCGGCGGATACACCGTAATCTTGCAATAACGAGCTGGCAGGCATCTCGGTGGCCGCGGAAAGCCCAGAAAACGCCCCAAGCAAAACGCAAACAATATACCTTTTGTAGAAGATCATCTTTCACTCTCCTGCACACCGCCATCGAACGGGCAGCAATTTGCTTGTTATTTTGTCATGCGGAATGATATGGCGCTATCTCCCATCGCTAGGCTACGAGGGCTTTGCCAATGAGCGAGCTAATGAGATGCCAAACATTGCGCTAATTTTCGTTGATTTCGCGAAAGCGACTTAAGCCAAACAGCATGCGAGGCGGTGTCAAGTCCGGCGCGGCTTTACATTTAGAGGAGCGGTACCCCCAGGTTAAATCAATGCTGGTCAATAACTACACGAGCCCTGCCGTTGAGCGGGGCTTTTTCGTTTTCGGCTCCACTACGCCCATTGCTCCGAGCTGGGAGTGCTGTGTGAGCCGATTCAATTCCGCAGGTCATGGCCTGTCGTATTCCTAACTCCCTGACGGGGAGGAACCGAGATGTCCAACATGCCAGACAAACCAGACACCTGGGCGATAGCGCTTGCGTGGTTGAGCCAGCATTCGCCAATCCTCTATGCGGCTGCGTTGTCCTGTGCGATGGCTGTTCTGCGAATCACCTACGGCGGCGGTACACGGCGCCAGATGATCGTTGAGGGCGCTATCTGTGGTGGCCTGGCCCTGACGATCATCAGCGGGCTTGAGTTCTTCTCTCTCCCCCAGAGCATGGCTACCTTCGTTGGCGGCTGGGTTGGATTCCTCGGCGTGGAGAAGATCCGGTCCATCGCTGATCGGGTAACAGACTTCAAGCTTCCACGGCGCGAGGGGTGATCGTTTGAACATCACACCTTCCAACCTGGTGGCAATCATGCGCTGCCAGGATGCAACATCACGCCTGTGGGCTGACCCACTGAACGATGCCTGTGCGTTGTATCAGATCAACACCAAGCTGCGTATTGCTGCCTTCCTGGCCCAGATAGGGCACGAAAGCGGCAGGCTTTCCCGTGTGGTCGAGAACCTGAGCTATAGCGCCGCAGCGCTGCAGCGCACTTGGCCGCGCCTGTTCGATGCCAAGTTGGCAGCCGAGTGCGCCCACCAGCCAGAACGCATTGCAAACGTCGCCTACAACAGTCGCATGGGCAACACAGCCCCAGGCGATGGCTGGAAGTATCGCGGTCGTGGATTGATCCAGATCACCGGCAAGTCGAACTACGCCTTGTACGGCCGCCTGATGGGTATTGACCTGGTCAATACGCCGTCGCTGCTCGAATCCCCCAAGAACGCGGCCATCTCCGCTGCCAGCTTCTGGAGCGAGAACGGGCTTAACGCGCTGGCCGACGCCGGCGATATCCAGAACATCGGCAGCATCATCAACACCGGTAAGCGCGGACGCACCCCAAACGGGGCGGCTGAACGCGAAGCGCTCTACCAAGTGGCCTTGAAGGTGCTGGCATGAACTCACCAATCACTAAGGATGGCCCCATGGCTGACACCAAAGCATTGACCGAATACCAGCAAGGCGTATTGGCCGAAAAGGCCGACGAGATCAGCAAAATCAAGAAACTTGAATCCTTCATGGGCACAGACGAATGGCTCGCGCTTGGTTCTTCGGAACACAACCGCATCGTCTTCAAGCTCGGTGCCCGTAGAGAGACGCTGAAGGTTATCGAAAAGCAGCTTGAGGCGTTCAACGCGCAGCCGGCCGAATGAAACCCCAAACCCGAGAGGCTTTCACCGTGAACGACACCGCAATCGAACAGGAAATCCAAGCCAAGGGCCTGACCGCGCCGCGCGTCACGCCGGCAGACCTGCAAGCCAGCATCGCGTACTGTCACTACTTCACTGCGTATCAAGGCGCCCTAATGGGTTGCGACCCGGATAAGTTCCGTGATGCGCAGAAGCTTGGCGGCGACCCTGAGGGAATCACCACTGACCTTCGACTTCTCACGTTCTGCGTGTTGGTGCTGCGCAATGGCTTCACCGTCACCGGCGAATCGGCCTGCGCAAGCCCTGAGAACTTCGACGCTGATATCGGCCGCAATATCGCCCGCGCCAATGCCGAGCAGAAGATCTGGCCGCTGATGGGCTATGCCCTCAAACAGAAGCTGCACGAAGCCAAGTAAGGAGTCCCTCAATGGTCCACTACCTGATTGCCGCCATTGTTGCGCTGGTTATCGGCGTAGCCATCCAGACTCACCGCCTGGACAGCGTCCAGACGGGTCATGCCGAGTACGTGGCAGGCATTGAGCGTCAAGCCAAGGAAGCCAGCGAGCAGGCCCGCAAGACCGAACAGGCCCATCAGAAAGCTATAGATCAGGTACGCGCCGATGCTCAAGCACAGAAAGCTGCTGATAACGCTGCTGCCGCTCAGCTTGCTGCTGATGGGAAGCTCCTGCGGGACACGACCACCAAGCTGCTTGCCGACCGCGCCTATCTCAATTCCAGACTTGCCGCTCGAGGCAAGACCATCAGCGATCTCACCGATCTGCTCGCCCAGCTGCGCCAACAGCTTGATGACTTTGCGCAAGCAGCAGCAGTTGGACTTGATGAATATCGTCGGGCCGGATTCGCCTGTGAAGCCAGCTACGACGCCATGAGCGCAAAGCGGCATTGATTCAATCCGCGCCACATTTTCGAATGCGCCAAATCGTGGCGCGGAGTTAGCCAATGCATAACGTCACCCGCCTGCGTCACGCTCTCCCATTGAGCCAAGACATCAACGCTGCGGTAAGTGCCCTCGACAAGGCCATTGCCGATGCTGTGGATGCTGCCAAGTCAGCCGGGCTACCCCAGGGCCTGATCGTCAGCTTGCTCCACGGTCATGCACATGCACAGACGCACCAAATGGTGGCGGAGACCCCATGACAACCAAGCAACCCGACTGGGAGGCAATCGAACGCGCCTACCGGGCCGGTTCGCTTTCCATCAGAACTATCGCTGAGCGCCAAGGCGTGAGCGATACCGCAATTCGGAAGAAAGCCAAGGTCCAAGGATGGGCGAGAGACCTTTCTGACCAGGTGCGGAAAGAGGTTCGCAGCAAGCTGGTTCGCGGTGAGGTTCGCAACGACCAAGGCGCGAACTGCGAACTTGACGCCGAGATCATCGAAGAGGCCGCAGAAGAAGGCGCTCG